GGCGCCTGACGTGGCGTCTGACGCTGGGACGGAAGCGGCCACGGTGGCGGTAGCGGAGGCATCGGTGAGCGATGCGGCTGCGGACTCTGGCGCCTGGTGGGCATGGCAGGTAGACGGCGGGGCTTCGGGCTTTTACTCCGTGTGCTCGCCCACGAGCGACGATGAGTGGCGGTCTCAGACTGGCCTGCCGTCGTGCGCCGGATACGTGATCGAATGCATGGATCTTTCCGTATCGGACGAGTCCGCGGTGATGCAGCACGGATGCGCGCAGGGCGGCCCCGCTCGCGGATCTGCCAACGCAAACGCTAGCAACGGCATCACGGATTGGTGCTGCCCCTAAGGAGTTGTGCTCGCCCAGCTCTCGAGCGTCAGCCCGGCGCCCACGTTGCTGCTGTTCGGGATAATGAGGATGCCGATGCCGGTCTCGGTCAGGAATGTCCCCGAAGCATGAGAGAAAAAGTCAAGCCAGTTGAGCCCATCGGAAGACCATGAATAGTGCCGATTTGCCCCATCGTTCTTGATGCGGAACCAGCTGCGCGCGTTCACAGAGATGTCGGTTGCCGTCGGCCCTTGCAACGCGCTCGGAGCACTCGTAGCGGTCGCTGCGGTGTAGACCTCCAGCTGACCGATTCCTCCGCTCGTGTAGAACAGAAAGACAATCAGTTTTGTGCCGTCGGTGATGCACATAGCGATCCCTGCCGTCCCGCTCATGAGCCCGCGCACCGCCGCGATCGTCGTGTAGTTAGCGCCGGGCGTCGACTGATAGGCGACGTGGCTGTTGTTCGAGCCTCCGCCGCTGAAGTCTGCAAGGTAGACGGTTGGAAACCCTACTCTGCCGGAGTCGGTGATCGTGGTGCCGCCGCCGAAGTTTATGTGCGTCCACGTTGCTGCAAGCGGCGGCGCGACGATGACGCCAGGATCGCCTCCAGTGAGCGCGATGTCCGTTCGGTTCTGCGCAACGTTGTCCGTGAGCACCGCACCGTTGACGAAATTCGCGACCGGCCGTATTGGCAACGGAACCGCGTTCTGGTCAAGCTGAAGACCAGGGTTGAGCAGGAAGCCGAGCCATGTATTTGGGTTCATCTCTCAGGTCTCCCTCATGTGGCAGGATAAACTTGCGTCGCGCGAAGGACGTCCATCGTAAGCAGCGAGTCTCCGTAGAGGGCGGTCTGGTAATCGCTCACGCTGCCAGCCGTTTGCCCGGCGTACATCTGCACGTCGAGCATTCCGCTGGTGTCCACGGCTCCGTGTCCCTGCGCGTGGCCGTTCAAGTTGAACACCTGAAAGCGGCTGCGCAGGGTGAGACTTCCGCCTTGCGGGTACGCGGCGGTTCCGGCCGCCGCGATGTACGAACGGAAGACACGCGCGGAAAACGGCAACTGAGTCCACGTCTTCGTACCGCCGAACCCCGGCACGTAGTACGCACCGAAAAGCGATAGGAAGACGTCCTGAGAACCGGTCGCGGCGCCATTGCCCGTGCCGATCTGGTGCAGCGAGACCATGACCGATATGTCGATGATGTCCGCGTCTCCCACCGGCACGGCCCCCGCGCGCAAGAGCGAGCCGAAAGCTGGCTGCGCTCCGCTCGATGACGACGTTACGATCGGTCCTGGAGCCGCCGCCGTCTTTCCGTTGTTGTAGTTGACGAAGGCCCAATTTGTTGTGAAGCCAGGATCGGCCGAAGCGATCGACGTCAGCGAAAATACGCCGCCCATGAGCCGATAGATCCCGGTCTGCGACAGTTGCCAGGCGGTGCGATCCGCCTCACACGCAGCTGCCGGGATGTACGTCGCCGCGCTGTACGGGTCTGAGTTTGCTGGTAGCAACGTGACGTTGCCGGTGAACGCGCGCGGATAGACGGCCCCGGTGTTCGCTCCGTTCGAATATGTGCTCGTGTCGATCGGCACTGAGAAATGCGTCGAGTCGACGATGCTGGCGACGAGACCGAAACCGTTCGCTCCGGTATTCACCGAGTGGTCAGTTATGTCCACTACGTCACCCGAGCGCAGGCCATGCGCGGACGATGTACGGATGACGGTCGGATTCGCGGCAGTGCTCGAGAGAATCGAGACGTACGTTGGCAAGAGAATATCGCCGGGGATTCCGTTGAAAGGTGTGCCTGGCACGAGTCACCTCAATCCGAGTAGATGCCGTTGACGATCGAAAAGCTGAAGCCGATCGGGTTAGTCACGTTGTTGGCCGAGCCGTTGAAGTTGTAGCCGACCGGAAGCGTCGCGTTCGGCGATGGGACGTACTGTCCCTGCTGAATCGCGAAGCCGAACGGGCAACCGCGCGTGTTGGCCGAACCTCCGCCGACCGTTGGCGGTTGCGCTGGCACCGGAGCGAGCCACGAAGGCCACGTAGCAGTGTAGACGCCTGCCGTGATGACGAAGCCTAGGCCGTAAGTGCCGTCCGGATTGACGCCTCCAGAAGCGGGCAAGTCCGGGTTGAGCTTGGTGCGGTCGAAGCAGATCAGCAGCCACCGTAGCCAGCAATTGCCATCTACGAACGGATAGACGTCGTCGAGCAGCGTCAGGAAAAACGCTTGCGGCTGATTCGCAAAGCCCAGGCTGGCTCCGGGCGCGTTGCCAAGCGTCGGCTGGCCTGCTGTGCCCAGCGTTGGCCATTGCGTGACCCAGAGCGCAGGCGTCTCGCTGTAGATGATGAGCCACGCGCGCCACCACGGCTCAGCGCCTGGCGCGAGCGCGTCCCAGTCTTTGCCGGCCAGCGAGAATCGCGCCTGGCCGTCCCAGTTCCAATTCGCGGTGCCGCCGCTCGAGTTGTAGTGGTGCGGCGGCAACGTGTCTGACTCCCCGATCACGTACCAATCCCACACGCTCGAGTTACTCACCATGCGGCAGTCGGGCACGTACGCCGCTTGCCCGTCGAGGTACGCGCGCGCTGCCTTCAGGATGCTCCACGCGTTGCCCGCGAAGGACCACGTCTGACGCCATACGAGAAGGCGCGCAATGTAGTCCGCGTTCGGCTCGAGCGGTCCCTGAAGCAGCCCTCGGTCCGCACCGATGAGAGGCAGGCTTGTGGTCGTGAGTGTGAGGCCGGGGAACGACGCGAGCGCGCCTTGATTGATCTTCTCGGCCAGGAAGTCGAGCGCTATGCCTTGCAGGAACTGGTAGCGACCTCCGGTGCCTGGCGAGCCGTCGCCGCCGACCTGTAGCCACGGCGGCGCAAGCGTGAGCGCTTCCGTGGAGAACAGGTAATTGCGGCTCGGGACGACGGGCATTTGTGGGCTCGCTAGACTCCGATGACCGTGATGCCGGTGAGGTTCGGCACGGGGAAGCCGGTGCTGGTCATGTTCACGTCGGCCGTCGAGCCGTTCACGAGCACGCCGAACACGCTTTTCGTGTAGATCTGCCCGTTCTGATTGCCGGACGAGTAGAGCAGGCCCACGATGTCGCCGTACGGAAGCAGGTTCGTGCCGGCGTCCACGTTGAGCCCACCGATCGGAAATCCCGCGAAGTAGGCCGTCATGGTGCTCTGCATCGACGCCTGATACTGCGCTACGAGCGCGGCAGGAACGTAGACGGTCCCGGTCACCGTGACGGCCACCGCCGTGCCGCTCTGCTCGCTGGCCGTGACGCCTTCCGGCACGCACTTGGCCTGAATGATGAGGTCGATGGCGTAGAGATCGCCTCCGCTCACGGTCCCGGTCGCTGCCACGTACGGGGTACCGCCGTAGGTCGACGTGTTGAGCGAGAAGTTGAACGCGTCGATAAGCGTGATCTGCCATTGTCCGTTTGCGTTCGTGTTGCCCTGGACGCCGTTCACCTGGACGTAATCCCCGCTCACGCAATTGTGAGGCAGGAACGTAGTGATCTGGATCGGTGACGTCGCGCTCGCAGCGGTGATCGAAAGCTGCATGCAGCCGCCGACCGTGCCGCCAGCATTGCGCATCGTGGTCGTGACGATGCCGTAGGCCGTGTTGACCGTCGTCACCGCGTCCGTGATCGGGCCTCCGTCGAGTGTGATCGCTGGCGTCCAGGACTGAAGCAGCGAGTAAGCCGACAGCGCGAAGTATTCGTAGGCTTGGCTAGGGCCGTTCGGACTCGCCAGAGCGGTCGACGCGCGCGCGCGAGAAGCATACGCCAGATTGCTTTCCCACGGCGCCCCCGACATCGCTGCTGGGTTGCCGAAGAAACATCCGACGGTGCTCGTGATGCTCACCGATGCGGCTCCAGGGATGGCGTTACCGGATGGTCCCAGCGTCGGACAGGAGAACTCGACGAGCTGGGCCACGTAGATCGTCCCGCCGCCACCGTACACGCCTGACGTCGCGATCGGGATAGAGAAGTGCGTCGCGTCGATGACCGTAATCACATAGAATTGCGCGGTGATCGTGATGCCAATCACGCCCGTGATGTAGATCGCCGCACCGCTAGATAGTCCGTGTGGCGTCGAGGTTGTGATGGACGTAATGGTGCCAGAGACGACACCTGACACGAGCAGGCTCGTCGACGACGAGAGGGTGAAGCTTGCCTGATTCGTGTACGTGGCAGACGTGAACTTGTTTCCGACCGTGAATGCGCCGATCGCGAACGTGCCCTGACTCGTCGACGTCGTGTTGACGATCGCGATGTTGCCTGCCGCGTTCGTCGATTGCAGGCGAATCGTGTTGTTGTATTCCTGCTGGCAAAGGACATCGAGCCACGTCGGGTCGCCGTTCGGATTCTGCCCAGGCACTGACGGGTCCGGAGAAACCGGCAGCGTGATCGTGTTGCCGTCGAGGTCCGTTCCGGTGACGGTGCCGCTCGCGGCGTAGTCCAGAAACCGACCCTGGATCATCTGCGAGGCGAGCGTGTCCGAGTGGCCGAGCATGACGCATTCGATCGCGAGGATCGTGCGGCTCGGATCGCCGCTCTGCCACGCGGTCGTGTCGAGGCCGAGCGCGGCACCCTGCGTCAGAAGGAACGACAGCCAGTCACTCGGCGTGGCCGGCTGAAAGAGCGAGTCGACGGGGATCACCATGTCAGCCTTGGTCTCCTAGGATCGTAACGGTCACGCCCGAGATGCCGAGCACAAGCGGGAAAGGCCCGTCGCCGTCCGTGATCGTGCTTGTGGTCGTGAGCGTTTGCAGGCCGCCAACGACCGATAGCGTGGCCACGGTCGACGAGTCCACCACGCGCTCGTCTTTGCGAAACTCCGTGTCGATGTTTCCGGCGATGACAGAGACGTCGTTCGGACCCAAGTCGTCGCCAAGCTCGCCAGCGACGTCGTATCCGTAATTGGCGTCGTCGATGAGCCGGCCGCGTGGCGTCAGTAGCCGACGCGCAAGGGCCTGCGACAGTACGGCGCGGCCCGTGACGAGGTTGCCTGACAAGTCGATGTCCTGCACGCACGGAATCGCCGTGCCGTAATCGGTCGTTGTCGTTCCCATCAGAGTGCTCCCATCATGGGCTAGCCTCCACGGTGGCGGAGTAGTTCGGCGTGGTCAGACTCAGATTGAAGGCGAGCACCGCAGCGTCTACGGCTGCGTTGAGCGGAGTAGTGGATGCCGTCGCTATGGCCGGCATACCAGGCGTGGCTTGCACGAGGTTGTCCAGCGCCGCCTGAATGGCTTGCAGAGCAAGGGACAGGTTCGTGAGCTGAATCGCCAAAAGCTGCGCCAGCACGACCCCTTGCTGACCGGCTTTCGGTGCCGGGCCGAGGTTGACCGCCAGAGCATTCAGCGCCGCCGCAACCGCCTGCGTCGCGTCGTACCCACCCATGACGACGTACTTGGTGAAGTCCGCGTCAAGGAACCCCACCTCGAAGCGCGTCCCTGGGGCCGGGTTGACTGTCGCGCCAGGGATGCCGGTGCGGATCGGAATGCCGGACAGCGGAGGAAGCTTGGCCGTTCGGTCGTACGGCATCGCGGAGAGCGTGTTCGCGACCGTGTCGACGCTGGCGACGACGTAATCGTAACGGTAGAGCGCGGCGAGCTCCGGCGTGGCCGAACGAGCAAGCGCACGGAAGCCGCGAAGGATGCGATCCTGCGTGGTGGGGTCGATGATCATGCCGTCGCCGCCTGGTCCTGCACGAGCACGTGAAGCCGCACGGTGCCATCCCGATCCATCTTCAGCCGCGTCATCGAGATCGTTTGCGGCGTCGTGACGACTGGCGTGGAGAAGATGGCCCCAGGCACCCAGCTTGCCGGATCCTCCGTGCCCACCTCGAATAGCCCCTTCCCACCGGAGTACGACAGCACGTCAAACTGACTCGTAATGGTCGACGATGGCCGGTTCTGCACCTGCGTCACGCCAGCTCCGTCCACGTACCATACCGGGCCTGCGAGTGCGAAAAGCACCTGCGATGCGTTTTCGTTGCCGGTGCGGAAGTAGGAAGGGATCGTGCGGTTGACGGGTACGTTCACCTTCTCGCCGCACTCGGCCGCGGTCGACGTTAGTACCTGAGCCATCGAAACTCCGCCGGGCAGCGACCACGCGCGCGGTTCGAGCTGCGTGCCCCAACCGCCGAAGCCGCCGACGAGCCTCGCCGATCGCGAGCCGGAGTAGCTTGCCATGCGAACGACCGATGCCTGATACGACGCGTTCCCCCACTGGATCACCGGCTGCTGAGCGATGGCGTCCGGGACTGCGAGCACGACGTCAACCGTGATCATGCCGTAGAGAGGGATGATGATCTCGCCCGAGATGATGCGCTCGCCGCCGAGCGTGGCGTACCACTGTCCGGCGGTCATAGGACTGGCCCCACGAAGCCAGGGTTGAATAGGCGCACGTTCTTCAATCGCTGAGCCTGGATCTCGTTCTGCAAGTCCTGATTCGGGTCCGGGGGCTTGTTTGGGTCCGTAGCGGACGTGTTCGGCTTGCTGCCGTTCGGCGTGGTCGTGACGTTGCTCTGCGGCGCGTTCTGATATTCGTAGAGCTTTACGATGCGCCGTTGCCGCGTCGGGTCCTTACGGCTGATCGGCTCGAGCGCGCTGATCCACTCGCACACGACCGACTTGCAATCGATGTCGGCGAGCGACGGATGGTAGATGTCGAATCCCTGCTTCGGCTTGCTCTTGTCGTACTTGAAGAGCGTCTGAAACGAGCCCCACGCGACGTAGTGGGCAGGCAGCCAAAGTTCAAACTCCACCTCGCCCTCGCACGGTGGCAGCGTCTGAAAGGTGATCGTCGTGACCGGCGATCCCTTGCCCGTCTTCTTGTCCCAGCCGTACGGACGCTTGAACCCTCGCAGCCAGCAGATGCCCGGCGACGTCTGTCCGGCGATCCGGATCGTATGCCAGAGGTCCGGGAACCTGTCCGGCGTGACCTGCGCTGAGCCCTGATTGCCCACGTTACACCCCCTGCGTCAGCCGAAGCTGCCCGAATAGGAGCGCCAACTGCTCGGCCACCTCATGCCCGATCTCTCGAGCCTGAACGTCCGCGGGTGCGCCCGGAGTCGCGTAGACGTGAACGTGCACTCCGCCAACGTCGACGTTCGAGCCGCCTCCGCCCATGCCTTCGATCGTCTTGCCGGCAGGAACGATGTGCTCGCCGGGTTTGACGCTGGCGACGTACTCTCCTGGCGCTGGCGCGGTCACCTCTCCGCCGGTCGCGTGCGGCTTCATCGGCAGAGCCCCAGCGCCCCAGGACGTGATCCCGGTGCCGGCCGTGTCGGTCGACAGGGTGTGACTCAGCGCAGCGGAAGAGCGAAATGGGTTTCCGAGGTCGTGAAGCGTGACGCCTTTCATCTCCTTTGCCAGCTTCGAAGCCTGGTCAATGGCGAGCCCCACCGCGGCACCTGCAGCGATGAACGGAGCGGCGGCGACCATGAACGCGGAGATCGCTGCGGTCGCTCCGGCGATGGCTGTCCCTAGTCCTACGACGCCTGCGATGATGGCCGGAGCGAAAACGACCGCGAGTCCTGACGCAATCGCCGCCCACGGTACGTCAGTGAGCGACTTGCGCAGCTCGCCGAACGCATTGACCGCCTTCAGCGTGTACAGCTCGGCGTAGAGGAACATGCGCGTAAAGGCGTGCGTCGCGTCGCCAGCACCCTTGAAGACGACGCCGAGCGTGTCTTGCAGGATGTCGTGCAGCGCCGCGCCGCTGGACTTGCCCTGGTCGAACACGTCGAAAAAGTCGCGGATGCCCTCGGTCAGCGGCTCGACGTTGATGCCCTCGAATAGACGCTTGATCGCGTCCGTGCCTTTGGTGACGATCGAGCCCATCTCTCCCATCGTGGCGGCAAGTGATCCCTTCGTCTTCTCCTTCAGCACGGCAGTCAAGGCATCGCTGATCTTCGTCCCGGTGATCGTCCCGGCCTTGACTGCGGCCTGGAAGTTACGCGGCGTCATGCCGAGTGCTTGCATGAACTCTTCTTCGGTGACGCCCGTACCGGCCAGCATGCGCGTGGAGAACTTTATCTTGGTGCCGGCGAGAGCGGCCTCTTGCAGGTGAGTCACCAGGCCAAGGAGCTTTTCTGCTCCACCAGCGACGAGCGTTTCCGCGCCCGCCGCCGCCGTCAGCGTGTCACGCAACCCGCCCATGTCGACGAGCCCGGCCGCCATAAGCTGCTGCGTCCAGCCACGGAGCTGCTGTTCGCTGTTCGGTACCTCGCGCGAGACGTCCGCGACCATCGTGAGCACTTCCTGGCCTGTGATGCCCGCAGCCGCGCCCATCGCCTCGAAGGAGGCTTTTGCCTTGTTGTAGGCCCCGCTCACCTCCAGCGCCGTCTCTGCCGCGTGCAGCGTTGCATCGGCAAGCGCGACAACCCCGACAGCGCCGGCCTCCAGAGCGGCACCCGCGAACTCCGCGAGCTTGGCCTCCATGCTGACGCTCTTCAGAGACTGTTCGATCTTCTCAGTCATTCCGCCGAGCTTGGCGACCTTGGCCGTATCGCCGAGCGCTTGTGCTCGGACCGCCTGGGCCTCCAGCGACTTCAGCGAGCGCTCGAGAGTCGTTGCCTGCTTGACCGCGCCGGACATGGCTTCGGCGGCCTTACGAGCTGGGTAGCTGATAAGGTCTTCGAGCTTTACCGGGATGACGATCTCAGGCACGCGCTCTCCTTGCTGCTAGCCGCCCTGCGAAAACTTGTTGTCGGTCAGGAAGTTCACGACGCGCAAGAGTATCTCCGCGAGGTTGATCCCGGCGGCCTCCGACTCGTAGGAGCCGTCGCCCCACCGCTGGAGGCCGTCCGAGAATCGAGCCGGTGACTGCCGCTGCACTTGGATCAACTCCGTTAGGATTTTCCCGATTCGTCGCCTTCGAGTCCGAGCAGTCGCGTCATCGCATGCGCCGCGACGACGTGCATCATCGGGTGCGTCTGCGCCCACTGCTCCACGGTCGACTTGTCTGGGAACACCACGAGCTGAGCGAACAGCGTTTCGGACGCGTCCACCTTCACCTGAGGACTCGGGCTGTTCACGCCGGCCTGCCACTGCTTCGCCTCGGGACGAGTTGGCGACCGGAGTACGACAAGCCACTCATCCCGGTACTTCTTGAACGGGACGGACTGCACCACTTCGAGCCGACGCCACTTGCCTTCGAGCTCGAACGCCTTGGCTGCGTCGATATGCTTGGTCACAACGCCGAAGAACGGCGACGATGGATCTTCGCTGATGGGAACTGGCTGCTTCTCGTCTTCCACGGCTTCACCTCCAGGGGGTTTGGAGGGAGGACGCGACGCTGCCCGTCATCGGGGCTCACGGCGCGTCAGGCCGCGTTACCAGCCACGACACCCGAATCCAGCCTGCCACCGTCCGCGCGCGACGTCAAGGTTGCGGAACCGGCAGGAGCTGCGAAGACATCTGCGCCTGATTGAACAGGATGTAGAGCGGCGACAGGTCCACTTCGACGGCGATGGCGGCCGGACCCTTGGCCATCGCGTGCTGAAGCGTGTCGATGGTGCACCCGCCGATGAAGTCCGTGATCGGGAGCGAGCTGAAAGGGTTGGTCGTGTCCGTATACGACACGGAGATGCCGAAGATCTGATCGCCGAAGCTGTAGTTGCCGGTCGGGTCCGCCGAAGCGAGCTTGGTCAGAATCTGATTCAGCTCCGACTTGAAGATTTTCATCTTTGCCTCGTAGTCGATCTCGCCCTGCGTCTTGCTGATCGGGTTGACCGCGAAGCCCCACTGCTTCTCGCGCGTGCGCTTCGGGTTGTAGTCGAGCGATTCGCACGCGACCACGACGGTAGTGAGCCCTGTACCGATGAGGGCTTTCATCTCGATCGATGACCAGCCGTACCGGAACCCGTTGATCAGCGGGTACTGATTCGGGGGTCCGAACGACAAGCCTGCGTTGAAACCGATGGTCATGGGTGGCTACCTCGCGCTCATTGCAGCGGAATCGAGTACTGGATCGTGATGGCGACCGACAGCACGATCGTCTTCTGGACGAGCTGGATCGCGACGTTGACGTTGTTCGTGGCCTGGACGCTCGACGTGGTGTCCACGACTCCGCTCGCACTCGTGACCATGCCCTGCTGCGTCATGCCTGCGTTCAGGGCGTTATTGATCGCGCTCTGAAACGACCCGGCATCGCGCGGGTCGAGCGCTCCTGTCTTGGCGATGATCCGGACGTCCTCATTCAGCTCCGTCTGCCCGACCTGGAATGCGATGGCGCGCGCGACGTTCGCCACTGCCGCGTACGGGCGTAGGAAGTACTGCGAACCCGTGGGCGCCATCGTGTACGGCGCGAGCAGGTAGTAGCCGCCCAGGTACGCGCGCGTCGTCAGGGCCATGAAGCGCTGCGTCGCGTTCCCGAGTCCCGGAGTCGTCGCCTCGTTGTGGTAAATGAAGCCATCGAGCGGATCGTTGACCGGGTCGATGATGATCCACGGCAGCGAGCCGTCCTGCACGCGGCCCCAGCTTCGGTTCGGCGGGTCCGTGATGGCCCTGGCGCAGAGAGAGAACGACGCGGGCCGACGGAAACGAGGCGTCATGCCGAGCAGCGTGTAGTAGTTGCTCTGCATGTTGTAGTGGCCGGCGCTGACCGACACTTGCCCGTCCGCCGACGACACGGCAGAGAAGCTCGTTTCGATTGACGACATCCACGCCGACTCTGTCTCCGCGGTACCGCCCCACGGACTGACGGCCGGCGAGGCGTCTCGCGCGTGCATAAGGCAATCCGTGTAGACGGGCTGATTCGCCGCGGCAAGCGTGACGAGATACCCGGAGACCGCCGTCGCATCCGTACCGGCCGCCTTGCCGGCGATGACCGCGAGCCCGATGCCGGCCGTTCCGTACGGAGATGCCGCGAACGCGTTGAGTGCGCTCTGAAGCTCGCCGTCGGTCCAGAGAGGCTCAGTGGTCGACGTGGAGAACGTATCGCCGAGCGCGATCGTGGCCGCGGTGAAATTGAGCGTGATGCCCGTGTTCGGAATCACGTACGTGGTCGCCACGCCGAGCGCGATCGATGGCGTGTAGTTTCGTCCCGCGTCGAGGCTGATCTTGATGCTCGCGGACGTGCCGATCGTGCCTGCGGTCGTGCATTGCACGATGAGGTAGTACGTATCGAAACAGCCGTTCGTGCCGTCTAGCGTCAGCGTCATCACGGTCGCGCCGGTGTTGCCGGACCCAGCGACGACAGCGTTGGCCGTGCCCTTGGCGCTCGGTGCGACCTTCGTGAAGATGACCGTGCCGCCGACCGCAATCGAGTTTGCCGCCTGCTCCGGACCCGGACCGTACCCAGCGCTCGTCTTCAGCGTGGACGTCTGCCGCGTCGAGTACATCTGCCCGACCGTGCCGCCTGAACTGCATCCAATGTGAAGCTGGACGCTCTGCCCAGGGACGGACACGTTCGTGCCGCCATTGTCGATGAGCGTGATCGAAACGTAACCGGGGGTCGTCATGTCGCCTCTAGCTCGCGATGTTGGTCAGGGTTACGCCCGTGACGTTGAGTGTCGCTCCGCCCACCACGAATGTCTCCGAGACGTCGAGCACCGGCACGTGGATCTTGAGCTGAAACACGTACGTCTGCCCGGCGGTGTTGAGCTTGGCCCCATCCTTCGTCGCGCTGATCCAAAGGCCATTGCTTGCCTGCCAGCTCGAGTCCGTCTGAGGCCCGCACGCCTGATTGACCGCCAGCACGGTCGTGTGCGCCAGCGCCTGCGCGAAGTCGTAGGCAAAGTCCGGGTCGGCTTCCTGACTCGGCACGTCGCCCCAGCAGTGCACCTCGAACGTGATCTCGTCGTTGGCGATCGGCCGCTGAAGCAGCCGCGAGCGCTCGCCCCGCGTGAGGTTTTGCGGATCGCCGGCGATCTGCTGCTGAGTGTTGTTCGCGGTCGACGACGGTTGCGACGGGCCGAGCGTGCTGCCGAGCGGCACGAACACGACGCGAGGCGCAGACCCTTGCTCGCTCAGATGCTGAGGACCCAGCAGGATCTTGCCGTCCGAAAGTGGCGGCAAGCCTCGGTCCTGAAGCAGCGGCAGGAGCTGATCCGAAATCGAGCGGACAAGGTAGGCGATGCTCATGCACTTTTCGCCAACGCTTTCCGTGCCGCCTCGTCAACCGAACGCGCGATGGCCGAGCGCCAGGTCGGCGGCAGGACCCCAGTCGGCAGAACGACACGCTGGGCCATGTGGCGCGTGCCGAGCTGGTGGAACGCGAGGTAGCCGTGCGAGCTCGTCATGGTCATACCGGATCGCTGCGCAGGCTTAACCGACAGACCGCGTCGCATGTCGCGCGTTCGCTGGAGGATCTTCGTCTTGTTCGCTCGCTTGCGTGCCAGCGTTGAGGCGGTGAGCGGCTCCCATGGCGTGCCGTAGGGGCTTGTCATCGTAACGAACTCCTGATCCAGCAGAGCCGACAGGCGCGGCGCAGCGAGCGTCGCGGCCTGACTCGGCACATCGGCGAGCGACCGAACCGCACCGGCCATGGCGGCGAACGCAGCGATACCAGCTCGCGCATCCACTAGCCTTGCCCTCCGGTGAAGTATTCGACGAAGTACGAGTCCGTGTTCGTGAAGACGATCGTGGCGTTCCCGTTCGCCAGAGTACCGCCGCACATGTCGTGCATGAACCGAAGGCAGAGGTTATCGCCGCCGATCGGGATGCTGGCGCCACCGAAGATGCTGACCGTGCCGGTGCCGCTCGACGAGTGGACTGTGATCTGCGTGATGAAAGCGCCATTCGGTACCGTGAACGTGCCGAACGCGCCGGCCGTATAGTTCCACTTATTGCCCTGGAGCTTGCGGTACATCACCAGCCCCTTTGCGGAGCCGTAACCCCGCTGCCGAGGCCAACGACACTCGAAGATAGGATCCGAGGCTGGCTGAATCCGGAACCGCCCGCGTTCACCGGTGCGGCCTGGAGGTTGATCCCGGTCAGCGTGATCATCTGCTTGGCAACCTTCTGAAGCCAGCCGATCTCACGGTTCGGACCGCCGCCAGCGATGTAGTAGTAGCGCTCGAGGAAGTTCGCGTCCGCGCCGTCCTCTGCGGAGAACCCGCGCACGGACAGGATCCGGTACGCCGCGATGACGCACGTTGCCTCGACGACGCTCGACGGGTACGGAGCGATGAGCGGAAGCGCCGCCGCACCATACCGAGGGATGAGCGCCTCTTCGTCAACCTTGGTCGACGCCGCGATGAGCTGCCCGGTGATGACGGCCGGCTGACTCGCGAGCTTGCCCAGCGCCTGCACGGGCAGGCCGAAGGTAGCAAGATCGGAAGCGGCGGCGTACTGACTCACGGGCGGGCCTCACGGGACACGGGCTCAGGGCGGGGACTCGGGTGGGACCTAGGAGCTGATCGACGAGAGGAACGGCAGCGACCAGGCCGGATTGCCTCTGGCCCAACTGCCGAACGCGTACTGATGCTGCTCGAACACGATCGGGTCGGTGGGCGACAGACGCGCCACGAAGTTCGGCGCCTCTCGCAGGAGGATCGAAAACGGCTTCAGGCCGCCATGCTCGCAGGTGAGGTACCACGTCGTAGGCTGCGCGCTTAGGTCCGGCACGTTCATGGCCGTGGCCCACCCGCGCACCATGTTCTCCGTCGCGCCGACCATCGTGCCGGCCGCTCCGGAGCCGGAGCCGAGGTAGCCGAGCTGCGGGGCGCCGATGAACTGCGCCTGGAGCACGGTATTCGCCGTCTGCCGGAGCATCGGCGCGTGCATGAGCCGATCCGGGTTCAGGCCGAGTGCCTCTCCGTTCGGCGAGGGGCGCGCGCTCATGTCCTGCCAGAGCGTCGCGAACGCGTTAGCGCTCGTCAGCGGGCCGCCGCACACCACACCGTTGCTCGTGAACGTGCCGCGGTAGTCGTTCGAGTACGTGCCGAAGCTGGCGTCGTACACGTTGACCGGGTGCAGCGTGTAGAAGTTCGCGTTGCCGTCCGTGCCGTTCTGGCGCGATCCGGTCTGGATGCCGGTGTTCTGGAGCAAGTCTCGCAGCTGGTAGTCCCAGAGCTTGCGGCCCTGGAGGCCCATCTGGCTCGAGATGGGATAGTAGAGCTGGTACTTGTCGTCCATGATCTTGAACATGTCGACGCCGACGGTGAGTTCGTACGGATCGATCGGGACGAGGTACGTCTCGAGCGCCGGAGCCTGAGTCTTGCGCGGACCCTGCCAGAGGCGGAACTTCGGCAGGATGTCCATCCAGCCGCTCACCCACTGCTCGGTGCCGACCGGGAAGATGTTGCACACCTGCTCGTGCCATTCGGCCGCCGCGGTGTACGCGGTCCAGAAGCGCGTCTCGAGCGCGGTGTAGAAGAACGCGAGATTTGACGGAGTGGTCTGCATGGTCGGGTGTCCTTGTCCTTCGTCCCTAGATTCTCGCGGGTCACCAGTTGATGATTGTCACGTTGAGCTTGCAGTTGTCGCTTGCGTCGACAGACGTGCCGGCGGCGACCATCGCGCCGACGATAGCTTGCCCGGTGTTGATCGCGCCCTGAGTGAAGCCGCTCGCGGCTCCGTTCGACGATGTCACCGCATAAGTGACGGTAGTCGTCATGGTGCTGGAGTTGAGAAGGGTGCGAACGATTGCGGCGCTTGTCTGCGTCAGGCTCCGGATGCCAACGTTGGTGATCGTGAACGTGCCCGAAGAGAGCGTGATCTGCTGCGTCAGGCGTCCGACCCAGAAGAGCGGCGCATCCGTTCCGATGACCTTGCCCTTGGCGACGAACGATTTCCACGAAGTGCCGCCCTTGAGCGTGCCTTCGCCGCCGACTTCGATGATCGCGCCCGGGACGATCGTGACTCCGTTCTCCCACCAAGTCGGCCGGGTCAGGACCCACTTCACGCTGGCCGAGCCGAGGTTCGTCACGACGTACGGGCCGGCATCCTTGGCCGCCGTGATGTTGGTCGTGCCCTCCTCCAGAAACACGACGTCGCCCACCACCAGCGTCACGCCGTCCTGCGTCCCGAGTCCGCTCGAGGCCGTGGTCTCCGTGAGCGTGTTCGTGCCGGAGCCGCCGTACGCGTCGATCGACGTGATGACCGCGCGCGCTCTGAACGCCGTCGATGGGTTGACCGAGGCAATCGCCTGGCCGTAGGTCATGCCTAGCGCGACGACGGGGCGGCTCGTGACGCTGTCCCAGTCGATCTGCGTGCCGGCCCATAGGCGCCCGCCGGTGTCCGTCAATGCCGCCGTGTTCGCGTCCTGAACGTAGACGGACGAGCCGATCGTAGCGGCGGAGCAGGCATCGACGCCCGTGCCGTTGTTGAACGTGAAGGCGCCGCGCTGCATCTGGACGAGCGTGCCCGCGGTCGTACTCAGCACCTGACGCAGACAGAGGCCAAGCACCTGGACGCAAGAAGCGTCGTCAGCCTGCCGTGCGTTTCCGCTCGCATCGACGCCGGCCATCGCGCCGCCGTAGATGTTGACGGAAGAGGCGATCGGACGCGATATGAGGCCGGGGATCACCTCGTCGGCGGCTCCCCATCGTGCGGAGCCGGTGAAGTCAGCGGTGACGGTCATGGTCGTTTGCTCCTACAGGTCCGGCTCAGGCTCGGGGGATGCCGCCGTTTGCGGCGCGGTTGCGTGCGTTGTCGGACGCGGTCTTCATGGCCGCTTCGAGTTGCGCCTTCTCGGCGGTGGACAGGCCGACCGACATCGAGGCCAGGATGCGCTTCTGATCGTCGTTCTGCGGCGTCTTCAGGTCGATGACTCCGGCCTCGCTCCGCACGTGCGTGCTGATACCGTCCGGGGCCTCGTCTGGCGGAAGCATCTCGGCGTTCTGCTTCGGGAGCGCCGCGAGGATCTTGCCGAGCCGTTCCGGGTTGTCGAGTCCGACTTCGCGCATCTCGGGAATCATCGCGGGAGTCAGCTTGCCTTCGCGCGACGCTGCGAGAAGCATCGAGTGGACTTCCTTTGTCCGGCTCTGCGCCTGCGTCTTCGCATTGCTCTCGGCGAGCGCTTCGACTTGCGCGCGGAGCAGTTCGATCTCTTGCGACGCGCTGACGGCGGCCTGGGCCTTTTTCTCTTCGTCGTCCATCTTCTTGATGGCGGCGCGGTACTTGGCCTTCTGCTCCTCCGTCTTCGCCTTCTTCATCTTCGCGCGAAGCTCGGCCTTCTTCGTCTTGCGCTCTTCCGTGCGCTTCTCCTCGGCCTTGCGCTCTTCCTCGGCCTTGGCCTTCTTCTCCTCGTCCTCTTCCTCGTCGTCATCGTCGTCATCGTCGTCATCGTCCCCGCCCTTCTTCTCTGCGGCTTCGAGCGCGGCGAGAGTCGTGAGCGGTCGCGGAGTCTCGGCGGATGCCTGAGCGAGCGCGGTTGCGGCGGCCTCGAAGGTGACCATCGCGGCCTTGCGCTCGGCCTCCGTCTTCGCAGCGAGCACGCCAGCCATCGCGGTTTCGCGGGCCTTGACGAGTGAAAGGAGATCCATGTTTGCCTCTGGAGACGCGGACTCTTCCGCTGACACTCTGACACTAGCACGTGACTTTTTGACAAGCGCAAGGAATTTTCGCCAACTCGACACACCATCCGCTAGCCCTACGTCCACCGCCTCCTGTCCGGAGAAGACTCCGGCCTCGAAGCCGCGCACGGTTTCGACCGACAATTTGCGGGCTTTCGCGACGTCTTCGATGAAGAGATCGCCCACGTGATCGATGCGCTTTTGCACTGCCGCGCGCACGTCATCGGTGAGCGGACGGTCCGGGCGCGAGTCGTCCTTTCGAGCGCCCGTCTTGATGTACTCCTTTAGGATGCCGGCCTTCTCGTTGGCGACCGTTCGATCCTCAAGCTCCGCGATGGCGCCGATCGACCCGATCTCGCCCGCCGGAGGCAGCCACACCTCCGAGCACGCGGCGGCGATGTAGCAAGCGGCGGACGCCGCCAGCTCATCGACGAACGAGCACACCGGCTTGTCCGACTCAGCGCGCATCTCTAGAATCTTTCGGTGCGCTTCGGTCACGCCGCTTGCGTCTCCGCCCGGAGAGTGGATCTTGAGTGCCACTGCTCCAACGTCGTCGGACTCGAGAGCGCACCGTATGCGCTCGCAAATCGCGTCGTACGAATCGAAGATCGGATTCGCATGGTGCATGAGTGGACCTGAGATCGTGACGATCGCAACGCCATCGTCGATGACCGTTCGCCGGTCGCTCGCGAACAGAAGGAACTCGACGCCGAGCGCCTCTCGCTGCACGCAAAGAAGGCCCTGCGGCGCGTACGTGGCCTTGGTGAACTCGTCAGGCATCGGCGCCTCCCTGGGAACTGCCACCGAACCCGCGCCCGCTCTCACCGCCTGCCACCGGCTCGATGTCGGAGAAGTCGCCGGCTTCCGCGGGGAGACCGAAGCTCTTTGCGAGTTGCTTCGGGTTCTTGATCTTCATGCCGCTCTTGCGCATCGCGGAGACGCCCATCGCGAACTGATTGAACGCGGTGGCCATCTGCACCTTGTCCTCCGGCGGCGTGATGTCGAGCACCATCTCGCACGCCACGTCCGGGTCGCCGTAGTTGACGAACGCGAACGGCCGGATCCATTGCTGCTCCACGTACAGGCAAAGCGCGCGGGCGATGGCCGCAAGGATCACCTGCTCCGCGTCGCCGTGCTGACGGGCCGCCGCCAGCGAGCCTTCCTTGACTTCGGTGGTCAAGTTCTGGCCGAGGTAGCTCTGCGCGATCTCGCCGGAGCAGCATTCGATGAGCCTTTGGAACCCCTCCCAGTTATTGACCTGGGCCTCCAGGAGCTCGACGTTGAAGTTGCTCCCGATCTGCTCGTTGTACTGCGGCAGCTGCATGATCGTTTCTTGGCCCAGCGTCGCAAGAGAGCTGAGAAACGCCGCGATATCCTGCGGGTCTGCGCCCGCTGGGGTAAGCGCCTTGATCCAGGGCATGCCGTTTCGTTCTTCGTACCGGCCCCAGTCCCTGAGCGCGTACTGGCGCGCTAGCCACCACGGAGCGACCGCGCGCATCGCGCCGCGCAGCCAGCCTCGGTAGAGATTGTGACGGCTGAAGATGCAGAACCGCCCGTCGCCGGGTTCGATCGGGTACTGCCCGTCGAGCGTGATGGCCATGTACCGGCCTCGCCCGCCCGAGCCCCAGTAGTAGTACGAGTACCGCCCGTACCAGTTCTTCGGGTGCGGCAGCCACAAGTCGCGTTGACCCACCGATCGCGTCGAGTCCCAGATGAGCTGCGTGATCTGAAAGCCAAGCGTCGCCTCGTTGGCGATGATCTCGCTCAGGACCGGCTCGCTGCCGATGACCGGCCACGCGTTCTCCCAGTCGCGCAGGCACTGCTTTGCGAGCGCGTTGCCCTTGTTCTGCTGCCGGATCTTGAACTTGACCGGACGCGCGAGGATGGCCGTCAGCTTGGCCATGGCGCTCTTGACGCGCGAGTCGCCCAGCATCTCGTCCAGGAGCTGCGAGGGAAGGTCGAACAGGCCGAGGATGAGCGCGGCAGCGGTTTCGCGAACCTGCTGCACGCTCCAGTTCGTGATGACCGTCGTTGCCGGGATCTCGCGGACGTAACTCCGAGCGATGACGCGAGGGATCGCGTTCTTCAGCGGGTCGGACGGGATCCACGGCGCGTCGAGGTCCGCGTTACTGATCGGCCTTCCGTCCGTGCCGAGGATCGGACTCATCGGACCGAAGCCGCGCGGGTCGGCAATCGGTGCCGGTCCCTTCGGTCCGGTCGACACGATCGCGCCCGGCGAAACGCGCGTGGATGCCCCCGACCCGATCAGGATGCTCGGAGAGGAGGCCACGCCGTCACTATGTCACGCCGCTCGCCAATTTGGCAACGTCACTGAGCTAGCGCGTACACCGGGCCGGAGAAGATCGTCGTCTGGACGCCGAACGGATCGCTCACGATGAGCCACCAGAGATAGGTGATCGTGTCCGAAAGGCCGATCGGAAGTAGCTCCGTAGCTCCGCCCGTGAAGTGCCACGTGATCGTGCCAGGCTGAGCGCCCAGGACGATGCTGCCTAGGACGGGGTTGTTCGTGGTCGTGATCGTCACGATGTCCGGGCTACCAGGTGGGTCGGCTCGGATGTACGCGACGGCCGTGTATCCGGTGAGGTTGACCGGCGTCAGGCTTTCAGGCTCGTACCAGACGAACACCGGCGACGGGCTGAAGTAATCGCTTCCGACGTCGATGGTTAGCGCGAACTCCTGGACGGGCACGAGCCTATCCTAGCAGGACTTTACTCGCCTTGGTCCAGCTCGGAGTCCGAGTAGAGCGCGCGCACGATCGTCTTGCTCTTGTCCGCGCCGACGATCTCCTGCTCCTGCCACTCGGCCCACACGTGCGACTCGCGGTTCTTCTTCATGATCCGCGTCTCCGGGTGCGCCGCTTCGAGGTCTTCTTTCGTCGCCCAGTCACGAGCGCACGTGAGGCAGCGCGCGACCGTCTTGGTGCCCTTCTCGGCCCGGACTCGGTCCTGAGCGGTGAACTGCCGCGGGGTGCCGTCGCTGCACTGGACGGTGGCCATGCACCCGATACGGAGCTGGAGCAGGCCGTACTTCATGAACTGATTTGCGTTGGCCTGCTGCCGGAGAATGTTCGGATACTGCGGGGTGTGCCCGGCCTTCAGGCCCATCGGTCCAACGCCTTCGCTCATGATTTGTCCAGGCTAGCCTGCCTGCTCCTTTGGTACGAGCTGCACCGGACTCGGGGCAAGCTCTTTGACGATCAGAAAGTCGCAGCCTAGCACCCGCAAGGCCGCCGCGTAGTTTCGTTCGATGTCCGTCTCGGCCATGGCTTCCGTCTGAGACCGTAGCGCGATGGTCGGCACCTCGTGTCCGAACTCGAAGCCGACGAGCTGCATCATGGCCGATACGAGCGTTTCCGATGTCCTCACCAGGCGCTCGCGGTGGACTGCCGCGTTGAAGCTCTTGTCGTAGTTCGGATCGTGCTTGCCGAAGAATCCGCGAGCGCTCGTGAAAGAGCGGAACGCCATGCGGCAGTCGGATGCGCAAGCGGTGAGCGACGCATCGTGACGGAGCGAGGCCAGCTGAGTGTCGGTCAGAAGCATCACGTCCTCTCGAGGTTGTAGAAGTCTGACGCATTGTCCGGGTCGTAGTCCCAGAAGCGGTCCGACTCGCGCACGACGGCAATCTTGCCTACCGCCTCTCCGTTACGGAGAAGGATGCCGTTGATCGTGCGGTTGCCGGTCGTGCTTCCGCCGCTGCCGGAGATGCGTGACCCGGTCCCGTACGCGCTCGTCGGCAAGTCCCAGCGGTGACGGATCGGGTCAAGGCCGAACGCGCGGCAGAGCGTCCCGTGCTCCATGTTCGGCACACCGCGCCAGTACGAGTTAGTGGCCGATCCTTCCTTCATCTCGAGACGGACCGGGATCAGTGCGCCGGACGACTGGCGAGCGGCGCGCATGACAGAGCGGGGGGATTCGTAGTGGGTCATGGTTGTTCGGAGCCGTCAGCATTTCTCTTCCTTGTCCGGCATGAGCGCCCAGATTCGGTCAAGGCAGGCCGCGAGCTTGACGTTGCGATCCTCGATGCTAGCGCGAGACAGCATGAGCGGCGAGGCTCGCGTGAGGTAGCGGATGGTGCGCATCTCGGCGTTGACTTGCTCGACGAGCCACACCATTGCGTCCAGCTTCCGCTGAATGTCCAGACGATCCTGTAGCACCTCCTCCACCGTCAATACCGGGACTGTCGCGTTCATAGGTCCGACTTCTCCAGCCTCTCAAGCTCGTCCGCGAACGCTCGAAGCTCCGCGATGTAACCGTCCTCTCCGCCGAGCACTCGCTGCTCCCCGGTTTCGATCGGACGGATGACGTGCCAAAGCTTGACGCACTTTGAACGCCAGATCGTGACGTGGCGCGTGTGGAAGAAAACGATCGTCTGCCCCCTGTCGATCGCGTCGGCCACTTCGGGCGTTGACAGTCCGCGGCGGATTGCATCTTCGCTTCCGGCTTCCCTCGTGCTCACCATGTCCAGAGCCTCCGTCATCCTGCCCTCTTGATGAACCCGATCGGCGCCTCGACCTTGCTTCCTTTGCGCCTCAATGGTCCGTGCCGCATGCGATCCCACCATACCGCTAGCACAAGGGCCGAGACAAGATCGCAGTGGCCCTCGCCCGCGACGCGAGGCAGCACCGGCTTGATGCGCCCGGTCGGCTCGTGTGAGTAAAGGACCGACTTCAATTGCTCCGCGAGCGCATCCGAGTCCGTGTCGCCCACGGGGCCGATGGCCAGCATGCCTTCGCGGAAAAGGTCGCGCACGTGTTGGAATGCGGCATCTGAGTCCGAAGGACTGCCGGGTCCGGTCGCAACCTGGAGCCCGTGGACGAGAGCGGCCTCACGCAGGCTCGCGGCGTAGTGGTGGTCGCCCACGATGACGCGGCATCCGTTTTCGAGCGCGCGAAGGGCAAAGGTGGCGAGGATCGCGGACGGTTGCAGCGGCTGCCCGGGTGACGGTTTGAACAGGTCGAGCGATACGACGGCAAGCCGCTGGCCGTCCATCACCGTCTGACGCTCTACGATGATCTGCGCGCACCCATCGGACAGGAACGCTAGGTCAACGCCGCAGCTTGTTCGCCCGCTCGTTCGCTTCAGGTCCGACAATGAGCGCGCGCGGTCGATGCTGGACGCCTCGAAGTAGTACCCGCTCGCGTCCACGTCCTCGCAATCGAATTCGCGCGCGGCATCTTGCGGAGAGCGGGCCTTGCGCGCCTCGTACCGTGCGCGGTTCTGCTCCGTGTCGCGCAGTAGCAGCGTCGGCGCCTTGCATGCGATCGAATAGTTCGGATGCCCATAGCTGCGGCGGAACTCGTCCTTCGTCATCGAATCGCCTGGCCACGGAGTCGATGCGAGCACGATCACGCCGTCCTGCATGAGACGCGGGACCACACCCTCGACGATGTCCCGATCGCGCACGGCCCCAGTGTCGCGCGTCGGCAAGAACTCTGACTCATCGACGATCATGCCGAGGATCGATTTGCCTCGCCCGCTCGCGCCACCTGCCGACTTCGCGATGGCCGTGCATCGGACCGTGACGCCGTCCGGCCGACGAATCTCGAAGCTCTCCGCGAGCACCTTCGGCATCAGGCGTTCGATCGCGTTGCAGTTGTTCGCGAGCTCCTTCGCCTTCTTCAGCGTGTCCTTCGCGTGGTCAAGGAGCGGTCCGACAAGCAGGAACGTCGGATCGTCTCCGGGGCCGCACTGCGAGCAGTCCGCGGTGAGCATCCGGTAAAGGATGTACGCCGCCGCGATCGTGCTCTTGCCGCCGCCGCGACCGCACCGGAGCACGACCATCGCGAGCGCTTCGACGGGAAAGTTCTTGAAGTCCGCTCCGCCGAACATGAGCTGGGCCATCAACTCTGCTTGCGGGCTCCACTCCGATCCTGGCGGGTCGAAGCACGCGTGTGCGAGCGCGTACTGTCCCAGCGTCAGATCCAGTTTCAGTACGCGACGGCAGAAGTCCGTGAACGGGATGAATCGACGCGGGCGGCTTTCGATTACCGGAAATGCCGCGTCGTTCGCAGCGTCCTCCGGCGGCCCAGGGTACAGCCACGGCTCGTCATCGACGGGCGATCGGAGCGAGACGCCTTCAGTCATCGCCCAAGCTCTCTCTCCAGCACCTCGCGCACGAAATCGCTTCGTGTCAGCTTCGGACGTTGCTCCAGCTCCTGCGCCATCCGCGTCTCGAATCGCCCGCAAAAGTCCTCATCGACACGCACGAACAGGACGCGCACGGGGCCATCCTTGAACTTGCGCGCGACCACGCTTATCCGCTAGCGCATCATCGTCCTACGCGCAAGGAAAGTTTCGCGGTACGGTAGGGGCATGCTCGTCCGTATCGTTGTCGTCGCCGGGATGCTCGGCGCGTGCCTTTGGGGCGGATGGATCATGGCAAGCCCCGGCGCGGCCATCTCGAATCCGTCCACCATCGTGGATCCGGTATCTGGAGTCGCGGCTAACGTGACCGATGCGGGTCGCGTCGTGGTGGCGCCGTGAAGTCCGGTCCGGCAGTGCTCACGGTCGCGATCGTGTCGACGTTCGCGCTGATCCTTTCGCTCATCGCCATCACCAGGCACTTGCCAGTCTCTCCGGTCCATTTCGGTGCCGCCGCCATCAGCAACGCGATCACGATCGTCGACCCTGTTACCGGGCAGGCAGCCTCAGTATCTGACGCTGGCGGCGGCCTGAATGGCCTGAAAGTCTCCGGCCTCACCGCCGCAACCGGCGCCACGGCCCCCGGCACGCCCGCGTACAACCCGAGCTGGTACGCGGCGACGGACATCTACTGGGATCCGGCGGGCAACGCGCCGGGCGACACCGCCTCCGATTCGAACAACTGCACGACTGCGACGACAGCCTGCCTCACGATCGCGGAGATTTACCGGCGATACGGCTCGCACTACGCCACACTTACCGCAGGCCAGAAGACGACTCTGCATATCCTCACGACGCAAAGCTCGGCTCAAGCTGCAAGCGATCCGATCGGTGTCATAGGATTCACGGCTCCAGGCAACGGCGCGTTCGTCATGGTCTGTTCGCTCCAAGCCCAGGGGCCAACGTTTCTCGCGGGCACGGTCACCGCGATCTCGCGCGCGAATCCAGGTAGCGATTTGCAGGTTGCTCTAGGAGCAGGAGTCGACGCCGGAGCTGCGCCGGTTGCGGGAAACATCCTGTACGACTCGACGGTCGCCAATGGGTCGTATGCCTTCATCGACTCCATGAGCGTCAACACCGCTACCCTGACTTCTCCTCACACCGCCACGTCGCTAACTACGCCTGGAATCTCGCCCACCTTTACGCAGAACGGATCGTCGTGGGCGATCAACGACACGCTCCAAGTCTACACGCAGCCGGTCATCTACCTGGAAGCATACGAGGTAACCGCAGGTACGGCATCGAACGTGAGCACCCTTGGCTTTTCCTGGGTTCAGGGGTGCGAATTCGGGGAGCTTTACAACTTCACCGGGACCAGCGTCACGCGGATTGCCCCGAGCGGTCGTTCGATCTTTTCGCTCGTGCGTGGTGACACGTACGTGATCACCGAATCTCCAGCGCCAATAAGCATCTCTACGTCCTACCCGCGCTTCGCTTCCCCGTGGTTCAACGGAGGCATCGCGGCGCATGGCGCAACGTTCTACGGAGGCGCCGTACAGAGCATCAACGCAGGAGGCGACAAGAGCATTTTTGAGCGAGTGGTGTTGCAAGACGACATCATCATGCACGGCACGTCGTATATCGCGTCGTACTCCCAGGTTCTAAACGCGCACATCGTGAGCGGCGGAATCTTGGAGTCGCTTGCCGGGGCCTACACATCGATCAAGGTCCAGACGGCGCCGGAGATTTGGGGAGCTGGAGGGATGCAGGCCGACCAAGGCAGCGCATGGGTGAACATCACCGGCACCACGTGGCAGACGGCCGTCACGGTGGCGACGATGACGCTCACGACGAACGCGACAGCCACCGGCGCCGCGTACCAGCCCGGAGGCACGTTCACCACGGGTCTCACGATCACGCCATACGCCATCGACGACGCGGGCAACGTGCAGGACCCGAAGTCCGGCGCGAGGTACAGCAATTGAGCTTCTCCGACCCCGAGTGGCTAACGCTGACGGGCCTCGCATGACGAATCCCGATCAGATCCATCATCCGCTCGTTACCGGAGCCGGCGCCGCAATCGTCGCGCTCGTCTACCCGGATGGGCTGCACTTCGCGGCCAAGCTCGTGAGCGCGCTTGCCGTCGGGTGCGTAGCGAGCTTCGGCCACCTGCTCGGCAAGCGCATCTTTCGGCGCGTGATGGGCGATAGTGTGCGTCCGCCGCCTCGCGGTTGACACTGGCCGCGGGCTGGGGCAGGCTGACGGGCAAAGCGGGGTAAGTGGCCCGCGTTCGGAGGATGCATGCAAAACCCTACGCTGCCCGCATGGGCGACGATGATCGCGGCGGCCGGACTGACCGTGCTCGTGCCGCTCTCGCAGAGCACGACGCTGCCGTGGTGGGAGGTCGCGCTGGCGGCGGCCGGCGTGGGCGCGCTCACGTACATCTCGCATCTCACGACGTCGCGCAAGGACGCGGCAACGATCGCCAAGCTCGGCGGAGGATTGAAGCCATGAAGATGATTGCGTTTGCTGCATTGATGGCGGCTTCTGGCTGCGCTCTGTTCGCCAAAGGCTCGTCCTTCCCCGCCGACCTTCAGACGATCGAAAACTGCGTCTACACCCAGGTCGTGACGGACGGCAATTCGGACCCGGCTGCCATCATCGCTGCGTGCGGGCCGGATGCTGCGGTTGCGGTCATCGACGCGATCCAGATCCTCATTGATGGCAAAAAGGTTTCGGCCGAGCGCGCGCAACTGCTGACGTCGAACGTGGGCAAGTACAAGGCGGCCCATGCCGCGCCGTAAGGGCCTAAAGCGGTCGACACCTCACAAGGTCGCGCACCGGCTGGCAGCCGCATCGCATCCGCTCATCAAGGCAGCGCTCGGGGCAGCGCTGGCGGCATCGTGTCAGATCCCCGTATCGTCCCACGCCGACCAGGGCGAAAGCGAGTGTTGCGCCGAGCATTCGGCGGTCGGGTGCTGCGCCATCCACAAGCCAGGCATCGGCTCCCCTCTCTGCCTTGCCTCGTGCACGTACGGCGACGTGCGGGCCGAGCTGACGCCGCCCGGCGATACGCTGCCGACACTAAGCGACACAGGTGCCGAGCTCCAGACCGTTTCCGATGCGCTCCGAAAGTGGGGGCTCGCACCGATGGGGACGCAGATTGCCGGCCGCAACGGCTGGTCCGACGTGCCGGACGACGTGCCTGGCGTGCCATTCCCGGAGCCGGACGTGTCGCAGCTCGAAGTCGCGGGCCATACGCTCGTCAGCGGCGAGTACGCCATTGCGGTCGACAGCAATGCGCCGCAGACCGTCGCGGCGTGCATCTCGGCCGGCATTCCCGTATGGCTCGGCTGCTTCGTCGACTCTGCGTTCGAGGCGCTGACAGCCGGGCAGGTTGCGCAGCCGCCGAACGCATCCGACCCGAACGGCGGCGGACACGCGATGTATATCTCGGGATACCGCACCGCGGCTGATGGCAGCCTCGAGTTCCGCGTCGAAAACTCGTGGGGCTCGAATTGGTGCGACGGCGGCGGGTGCTGGGCGTCGACGGCGTGGCTCCTCGCGTGCTGGGAGCTTTGGCCTTTCCCCGCGGTGACGACATGAGGTTGTATCGACCTGTTTCTATGTGGCCGTCTCCCGTTTTCACTTGTCTCGCCATATCGATTTGTGTGGCCATGTGCGCCGGCTGCCCCTCGCCGGTCACGCCGCCACCATTCGACGCGGGCGATGGGGGCCGCACGCCCTGTCAAACGGACCAACTCATCGGGCCGAGCCGGCTCATTCGTGGGCCGGACGGGCAGGCGGTACAGGTGCCGTGCCATGACCCCTAGCGCGTTGGCCCTGAGCTTGGCGACGCTCCTCGGCCACCACTCCAGCGAGGCCCGCTCTATCGCGCTCAGCCTGGCGGCGGCGTGCGGGGAGGACTTGGCGTGCGTGGCGGACGGCGCCGTGTACCTGGAGGCCGAATCAGGCTGGCAGCGCGCGCCGCACCCGTACAGCGCCGACGCCAGGGCCGGCCAATCGTGCGGCGAGCTCCAGACCCCGTGCGCGGTGCCTGCTGCCGAGCGGGTGCGGTATTGGGTGCGCCTCCGGGCCTGGAGCCTGGCCAAGTGCGGCGATCTCACCGGGCTCGCTTCGGGACGGTGCGGCAGGGCGAGGCGGCTGGCAGAGGAGCGGGCCTTCGAGGCGAGGATGCTCAGCGAGGTTGCGGCAAAGGACGGCTACCGCGTCGTGACGAGCCGCAACTACGTGAGGCGGCTGCCATGATCCGCGGCCTCGACCTCAGCTCCTATCAGGGCCGCCCGGACCTCAAGCTCCCGCCCGCCGACGCGATGCGGTTCGCGATCGTCAAGTGCGCCGAGGGCCACTCCAACCTGCAAGACGTCGACTTCATCGCGAACCGCGATAGCGCGCACGCCGGGGGCCTCATCGTCGGCTGCTACAACTTCGCGCACCCCTTGCCTAGCAATGACCCGAAGGTGCAGGCCGGCCTCCACTTCCAAGCCTCGGGCGGCCTCGGTGGCGATGCTGGCGAACTGGCCCCATCGCTCGACTTCGAGTGGCCCGACCCTGACAAGTGGGCCACGCAGAACTGCACCCCGACGCAGCTCTGCGACTGGGCGCTTGCGTACCTCGACGCCGCAACGTCGCTTTGGGGCTGCAGACCGATATTTTACAGCTATCCGAGCTTCATCATGGCGATCGGCGCCGGGCATCGCGCGGACTTCGCGGCCTACAAGCTCTGGCTCGCGGACTACCGCAGCCCGCTTGCTTGGCCGAAGGATGGCGACGCCCCGACCGTCCTCGCCCCGTGGCCAGAGGCGACGCTTTGGCAGACGTCGGGCGGGTCGTTTTACAAGCTCCCCAACGGCGCGCGGTGCGATACGGACGTCTTCATGGGCACCGCCGACTCGCTCGCCGCGTGGTGCGCGGGAGACGCGCTGTAGCCTACTTCGTTGGCGTCTGGTCGCCCCGCGGGGGCATCGTCAGGCCGATCCTGACTACAGCGCCACATCGGTAAATAACTCAGCCGGCCTGTCGTCGATGCTGCGCAAGGCAAGCGAGAGACGTTCTGCGCCATGGCACGGCTTATCAGGCCGGTGACCTTCGAACGCGATCCCGCTCCCTCGCAGGTGGCTTGCTGCGACGATATCATCGAAAGAACCCACGCGGCGGTACAACAGCGGGCGTGGCGGCGATGGCCTCCGCTCGTGCGCGTAGCCCCTCTTCGAGCGCAGCTTTGACTTGCTCCTCGGAGAGTGGCTGCACCTTCGCGAGATGCGCCTCGCATAAGCTCTGTAGGGAGAGCTTCACGGGGTCGGCCTCACCGCGGCAGACGGGGCAGCTTGATTCTGGCATTTTCGTCTCCCTTGCGCGCATCACTTCGGGGATGCTTCCGACATCATCGCGATACCTATGCGCGCCACGGTCCGAGGCATCACATTGAGCCTACGTATCGCCCGGCGCCCCTTGCGCCCGCCATACCCCGCACGACGCATGAGAGTCTCGGCGCTCGCCCCAGGTTCTAGCTGATGCCAGATGACAACTTCCTTTTCCGTCCACGTCGGCTTGTTCACGGCATTCTCTCCCGGGTCGCGCGCATCACTTCGTGATTTTCAACGACTCGTCCTCACGCTCTCGGGCTTTCTGGTCCAATGCAGCAATTAGGCAGGCGATGCCGCAGAAGTCACGCACGGACCGTAAATAGTCGGTCTCGTACGACGTCGGCCCCATCCTCCCTACGGAGCGTGAGATTGACACCGCTTCGATGCCACGAGCGGCGATCTGGAGCCATCCGCGCTCAGCGTATGGGTTTTCTACACGCTTGCCGCAGTGGTCGCAGCCGGTTATCCGTATGTCTCCCATTCGCTCGTCTCCTCTCTCAATGCGCGCAGCTAAGCGCGTTTCTTCGATACCTTGCCCGACCATTCATGCGCGAGCGGGTCTTGGTCGCAACCGTGCGGCAGGTTCACGCAAAGGTGACCACCGAGCGGGTGTGCCTCTACCTCTTCGCCCAAGAGGTCGTAGCAGCACTCCTCGCAATACTCGATGCCCGGTCTGGACACCTTCGCGCCGCATCGGATGCACTTCTTCACGGTTCGCGTGTCTCCTCTCGGGTTGCGCGCAGCGTATCGAACATCTTCCCTACATTGCGGCGCGTTGGCTGACGCGCTCTGCGCACGCTTTCCGCTCAGCCGCAATCGCCTCCTCGTACGTCATCGATGGACTGCGCGCTTTTCGGCCATCGTGCCCTGGAAACATAAAGCGCCACACGTCGGCGACGACGCCGTGGTGCCCGTCATTACGACGTGCGTGCATCTCGCGGTGGACGTACTTTCCACCGTTGCCCCATACGACCTTGCCACACGTGCAATGTATGCCGTGCTTCGTGTGCGCTCGCCGCATCGCCAGTCGTCTCGATTCGTCCACGTCGTCACCTGTCCTTCGTTTGCATCGAGGTTGCGCGCACTCCCGCGCCGTTGTTCCTCACCTTGGCACACCATTTCCCCAATCGGGGTCCACGTTTTCCGGCTCCTCGAAGGTCTCAAGGTACGCGTCAAGCTCCTTCTGGAATGCCTTGTTTTCGTCGCTCATGGTCGCGTCCTCGCCATCGCAGCAGTTGCCGCCACGAAGCATTTGAAGGGCCTTCCGGAGTAGGAGCACGGCTTGCCAGTTCCGCTCGCGCTCGCGCTGAACGTCTGCGGCCGTAGGCCATCCTGGAGCCACGAGCGGCGGCCACGGCTGTTGCGGCTTGGCAGAGCATGAAGGGCACTTGCCGGTTTCGTTGTACCCGCTCGCGTCGTGCTCAGCGCAAACCCAAGGGTGCTTGTTCACTTGCTCGGCTCCTCATCCCCGAGCCCATCGGTCGGGTTGTCGCTGTACTCGTCGTCGCAGTCGCTGTACTCGTCGTCGCAGTCGCGGCCTAGATGCACGCAGTCGTCAGGTTGAGGATTCTGCATGTCCTCGCCGTCGCAGTCGCACTGCATGCCGCATATCTCACATTCGTGCACGGCCATCGACCTCGCCTCCGTTTGCCATTGTCCTAAAGCCCCTCGCGCGCATCACTTCGGGGATGCAACCGGCACCACACGACCGCTCACGACGTGTAGCGTCTCGTCGAACTCAAGCTCCAGTGTCGCGTATTCCCCGAACTCGAAGTGTGCTCGGCTCACCGCATCAGACAGGGCGAGGTTGTGAATCAGGTTGCCCCATTCGTCGGGCGACTTGACATCAATACACACGGTCGCGGTTCTCATGATTGTCTAGCTCTCCCTTGCGCGCAGCCGCGCGGCTTTCTTCCACACATCAGGCGACCTTCGGAGGCTCGGGCAACGGGTCTCCGGGACGCCAGAACGCGAGCGCAGCCAGCCACGGCGGCGCCTCCTCCTCCCACCGTTCCCGGTACGTATGACCGCAATTTAGCTCTTCGTCGCAAAACTCCTCGGAGTCACCCTCTGCGCTGATGCGACCGCTCAGGTGCTCGAAGATGGTCTGACAACGCTCGCACCGTTTGACCGTGTGCGCGTCGCCCTCGAAGATGTAGAACGTAAGGTGATAGCGGTGCCCAACGGCGATGGGCTCGTGACACGCGCGGCACTTGTGCTCTTTGCGCGCCCGGTGCCAGGAGTCTCGCCACACCGTGACCGTATCTCCGTCTCCAAACTGGCTCACCCTCGTCTCCTTTCAGGTTTGCGCGCATCACCTCGTTGACGTTCCAGACACGAGCCCACCCTTGACCTTGTGTCGCTGAGACAACGGAGCGCCTTCGAGGCGTCGAATCGTCTCCAGAGCATCCTCCTCGTTGTCGACCGTCTTGAGCATCGTCGGTGTGAGCACCTCAACGGCAAGGTGCACCTCGTAGGTGGTCCGCTCCTCGAGAAGGTGAAGTAGCCGCTCCAGCGTCGGTCGCGTGATTCGGCCACCCTTGTGCACGGCGAACCGTACTTCGTCAGCACCGCTCCGTTTCGTCGTCATCGCTTCACCTTCCTTCCGTGTCTCGACCCATTGCGCGCAGCGTCACGGCGATTGCACCCACACCTAATCCTTGTCCCATCCCTCGTCGAAGTCCGGTGACGACGGTTCGGTGATGTCCTGCTCTGCGCCGTACGTGATGCTCGCTGAGATGACCGAGTGCCCGGCCGCTTTCAACTCACGGACAAAACGGGCAGCCATGCGGTTCGCGTCGCTTCGGTTCTTTCGGTTGTGGTGACTTCCGACGCCTCGAACGGTGATGTTCCAGTTTCCCATTGTCTGTTCTCCTTCCGTGCTTTCCTCGATGACCAGGCTTGAGCGAGCATCGCTCAAACGAGCGTTGTGGGTCCAGCGGCACTCCGCAAATGGGTGGCAGCTTGGCAAGCTCCTCTGCGAGGCGTCGGCCAAGCTCGCGAGGGTCTGAGCAAGGTCCAAAGTGACCGGCCGGCTTCGTACACGTCGGCGAGCGATGGCACGGACCGCCCATGACGAGGTCGCCGCGGCTCATTCTTCGTCTCCCAGCCCATCGGTCGGGTTGCGCACGAACACCGTCGCGGGCCGGATGTAGGTCATCGCGACCCGCTCGCTCTTGTGCCGCGTCTGTCTCATAATGTCGTGCAACGTGACGCCCTTGGCAATTCCGGTCGGCGTCACCTCGACGTAGCCGTCACCAAGCGCGCTGAAGTGTGACGCGACAGTGCGCTCGACAACTGCCGAGGCATCGGCCGACCATCGGTACCACTCGCCGCGCACGTGAAGCGCGTGCAATTCGAGATGCAGCGCCGCCTCAAGTCCTGCGGGGTCTAACGTCCGCACCACCGCAAGCAGTTCCAGCGGATGCGGGCTAGCCGTCCCAAGCGCCGCGACGCGCTTCTCTACGCTCGACTCGGACATCCCGACCTTCACGAGGTCGCACACGGTGTCGGCCAGGAGGTAGACACCGCCAGCAATGCAGATCGGTTCGCATCCAGCGTCAACGCTCATGACTGCTTCACCGAAGGTTTCGCGCGCGGCATCTCCGCCGAGCGAGCCAGCATCTCTACGATGCCGCTGCGTGTCTCGCCTCGACGAGCCGCTATCTCGTCCAGGCGAGCAACGGCGACTCGGGAGAGCGTGAGTTGAACGACTGGGCGAAGGCGTCTCATTAGTGCTCAGAGTGTAGCGACAGTGTCGTTGCGCGTCAAGGAGCCTTCAATTTCAATAGGAGATAGTCCGAAAGTTGCCGAAAGGCGGCTGATGGCTCGGCTGGCGCATAGGGTCTAGCGTTCCTCTCGTGCTTTTCGAGCCAGCGGAGTCAACGGCTCGCCCCTAGCAACGGCCAAGATTCTACCTTCGCATAGATGCACGTAGCTGTAGGCCAACGCCGTTCTCGGGTCGCCGCGGTGCATGAAGACTGACCATGCCTCCCACCAGTCCCGGTAGTCGGCAATCGCCTCGTTGAGGTCTTCTTGGGACGGCGCGCGCATAGGACGTCCTGCCCGCTTACTTCCCCGCCAGCGCGTTCAGCCGGCGCTCGGCTCTCTTTGCTTCTGCCAGATCGGTCACCATCGTTACCGCGATCAGCTCTCGCGCAACCTTTATGGCCTCGTCGCGCTCGGCTTCAATCGGCGCGGTCTTCGCGGTCCATGTCGCCGGGCAGTCGGGCACGAACCCGTTAGGCCATGGGTAGATCCTGCCTTCGTAGTGGAAGACGCCGCCGTCCCAATCGGCACGCTCAAGAGCGGCGCACCATCGCGCGTCGGCGGCTTTCTCGGCTTCGGCGGCGCGGGCCTGGGCGGCGTCGTAGAGGTCGGCGCGGATGTACTGGTGCCCATCGCATGCGGCTTCCGTCCAGTAGAATTCGCCATCCTTGTTCCACATCGGCACGACCGCGAGACGATCGGGCGGTGGTGGCGGCTCACGATCGTTCGGGTCTTGGGCTGGGGCAGGCGCGGGCTCTGCGGACGTCTTCGGCCCGTTGCACGACGGGCAGGGGCGGCGGTTCTTGTCGCATCGAATCCGCGAGCATGGCCCCGTGCCGACCACCTCATCGGCATCGCAGATGTATCGGCATCCTGCGCATGTGCGGCAAGGACGAGTCTCCGCCATCGCCTCCGCGATCTCGGCCTGGACGGCGGCGCGGATGTCCTTGTGCAGCGCCAGCAGTGGCCGCGTCGAGCTGCATACCTCGGAGCGGTAGCGCAACTCTTCCCACGCCGTGTCGGCCGCCTCGCGGGGGGTCATGCTAGCCATCCCTTCGTCCGTGCTTGCGCCGCCATGTCCTCCAGGGCTCCGGCAAAGGCGCGCACGGCAGCGGACAGAACGCCGATGAACTTCTCGTCTCGCTCGACCCGAACGAGCGCTGGCGGCATCTCAGGGTGATAGCTCAGGATGTCCGCCCAGGCGCGCTCGGTCACCCAAAGCTGACCCTGCACCTGCGGGTAATACTCCGCGTCGACCGCGTGCTTGAGCAGGTAGCCGACGTGCGTGTGCTCGGCGGGCACCTTGATTTCGAGCAGGCCATCCACACCGACAAAGCGGTCTGGCGAGGCGCCGATCGTGCGCGCGTCGTCCGTAACGAAGCCAACGCGCTCAGTGTCTAGGTCGCGCATCTGCTCGTAGTAACTGACGGCCTCGGCCTCCATCTGATTGCCGCGCCCCATCCAGTAGGACACGTGCTCGACGACGGGGCGACCCATCATGCGTTCAGCCAGAAGCTTGTGCATGTACTTCTCGGCCTGCGTGCTCGGCTTACCGCTCTTGGTGATGATGCGGTCAAAATCGCTTGCTGTCGGGATACCAGCGCGGAGCGCCAGCCATTCGCTCGTGCCTTGGAGGACGTTGTGGACGATCACGCCACACCGCCTTTCTGCCGCCTTTTCTCATCGATGCTCCTGAGCGCGCGCTGATAGTTAGCGGCCCGCACCGTCTCGAAGCTTTCAGTCGCAAGCCAGTTCAGAAACCGCGCCTCGTTGCCGCCGACCGCTGCGAGCTCCGTTCGCAGGTGCGCCGCCTGCTCTGCGGTGATTGGCTCCGAGCCTTGCGCATTACCGTCATCGTCCTCGTCGCGCGTCACGAGGTTCAGGTGCATGCCGAGCAGGTACCGGCGCGCGTAGCTCGTCGTCGACCCGATCGATTGCACCGCGTTTCGCCCCGCACCGGCATCCACCGGAAGCGCGAGCGCCTTCGTCTCCGAGTGCCCGTCGCGGTGGCTCATGGTGCACGTGTATTCGATGTCTTTTCCGGCAGGCTTCGAGTCGAACGAGAAGCTGAAGCCTTCCGCGGCGCACATGGGCCGAATCACGCGATCGATGTCCTCGATCTTGGCGAACTTGTTTCGCTCGCGTCCGTCGCGATCAGTAATCACGCCGGACTTCGCAATCTGCGGCATCTTCTCCTGCAACCGAGCGAGCGCCGCCATGAAGGACGTGCGGCGCTGATCTGCCATGATCTGTTGCTGAATCGCGAGCAGGCGTTCGAGCTTGTTCACGTCGACACTCGGGTCCGCGGCAGCACGGGCAATGGCGTCGATGATTGTCGCCGGCTCGTGCGTCGGCACAGCGGGCGGGTCGAGAGTGGCCAGTCTGTCGCTCTCTAGGTCGTTCATGTCCCCTGTCCTTTCGTCAGCGCCTTGTAGTGGACGTCGATCTTGTTGCCGGAGTCGATCCAGGGCAGCTCGCGGGAGGTCATTGGTGCGCCTCAATCGCTCGGTCGAATGCAGCAAGGACGTCGGCCTTGGTGCGGCCAGGGGCATCGTTCCAGTACGGTATTGACGACACGGCCGCGAACACTCTCAACGCAACTAGTGATCTCTGCCGCAAATCCTCGTTGGATTCGGTAGCCCAAATCGCCCCCATAGCGCAGAAACAATCGCCGGTGCGAGCTGAAAACACATCGCTCTGAACACCGTTCCGTTCGCACATATTGCCGCGCGTCCACCCGTTGTGCTCGAGTATCCACCGCGCCGCGATGAGTACTTCACGCACGGTTTTGGCTGGTCTAACGCTCGTTGAACCGCTCATCCCATCTTCTCCGCCGCCCGCAAGAGCGCATCCGACGCGTCGCTGATTGCCTCATTGAGACGGTCGTCCTCTCGCTTGCTGTCCGCGTCCGTCACCTCGTGTGCGAAGAATGCCGCGCGGGCGGTGGCGTACTGGCGGGCCATGGCAAGCACCATGCGTTCGGTGGCGGTCATTGCGAAACCTCCGCGCCAGCAGAAGGCCAGCTATTGAGTGAGCCGTAGCCGGAGCCGTAGCCGGAGCCGTAGCCGTAGCCGTAGCCGGAACCGCGCTTTGTAGGGATCACTGGCGAAAGCCACTCCAGTTTCGATCTGTCAAGCTTTTTAGTATCGGCCTCCAACGCATCCGCATCGGTTGCCTGATACGTTCCGGACGGAGCGATCCTGTCAAACAGCTCCAGTCCTTTGCTGTCGGGACATGGGGCGAGCGCGACGAGCTGCGCCCGCGTCAGCTTCACGCGAATCAGCCCCACGGCGCGGCCTCGAACGCCTTGACGGCATCATCGGAGCACTCGAACACGGCCGTGACCTCGCGCAACTGCGCTGCCGGTGCAGCGGCCGTCACGCGGCAGTTCTTCGTCGGGCCACTCGCAGCCAAACCGATGATCCCTTTCGTGTCGGTGCTCCAGTACACGACCATGCGGACATTCTTCGCGTCGATGGTGTCGCCGCTCACGTCGTCGGCGTATCCGAAGAACACGCCGCGCTTGGCGGTCGTGATGAGTACGGGCCGAGCCTTGCCGTTCGCTGCCTGACCTGCTGACGTCGCTTTCTTGACCATGCGTCCCTCTCTTTCGTCCCCCATTCGTACGGCAGGCGGGCGAGCGTGTCAACCTAAAAAAACTAGTTGCGCCGTTTCTGCACCCGTGACAATCTTTAGCCCATGGCAGACATGACGGCGTTTTCGATTCGGGTGGACGAGGGGCTTGCCAAACGCATCGAAGCGTGGCGCGCAAAGAAGACGGTCGAGATGAGGTTCACGGTGACGCGCCAGGACGCGATCGTTGCCCTTCTCGGTCAGGCCCTTGACGCATCGGAGAAGAACGGGAGGTAGTGGCCGGTTTTGAATCCGGCGCTGGTGGCCTCTGCCACCTCCGCGCATCACGCTTCGCTCATGGCGATCCTGCGTGAGCGAACGGTGTGGAAGGCGCCTCGGCCGGCCAACGAAACGAGACGGTCGACGGACCTGACGCCAGAGGAGCAATCGAACGCGAGGGCCGCGATACGCTTCCTGGCGAAGCGCCACGGCACGCTCGCCAAGCTGGCAGCGGCGATGCGGACCAAGCACGGCACGCTTCAGTCGGCCGTGAAGGAGCGCGAGGTAATCAGCGCGGGGATCGCGCTACGCGCGGCCAGGGTTGCCGGGGTGCCGCTGGAAGACGTGCTCAGCGGGGTATGGCCTCCCGTAGGCGCTTGCCCACACTGCGGTCGAGGCCCCGTAAACTCGTCGTCGTTTCTGGACGTATCTACAGAGGCGCGCTGATCATTTTGGGGGACACCTGAACGAAGATCAACCAAAGCCACGGAAATCCCTAGCAATTTGATTGCGCGTCGCCAGCGAGCTGATTACACTTTGTAGTCCGGAAGGGACCGACGCCCATGCACGAGAAGAAAGACGAGGTTTCGCCAATTCCGGCGTACTGCTCCCCGCCGTCGCACCCGACAACGCTCGGTGACGTTTGGGTAGGCATGACGCAACCGTCCGCGACCGCGATTGAGTCCGCGCTGATGAAGACGCCAACCGGCGTGCATCTAGAGAAGTCGGGGGACGACTGAAACGTTGTTCAAAGAGAACACCATCACGCTATTCGGAGCGCCGTTTCTGGTGGCAACTGTTTTGTGTGTCGGAAGTTCGCGCGCAGCGGCGTGTCGATGCTTGGAACGTACATCGGCAGGTCATCCGTTTCCATGACGCCGGACGCTGCGAGATCCCAAAAACGCCTCGGTGCCGGATTTAGCGCGAAGACTTCGTGGATAACTTCCTGGGCCGTTTTTCCTTGCGCTGCAAGGGTCTGTACCCGCTCCATGAAGTAGGTCGCCATCGCCCTAGCGAATCGCTTCTTGAGTTCTTCGAGCGACGGAGCTTGAACAGCAACGTTATACTGCAAGCATTGCCCGACCAATGGACGACCCTCGCGCTGCCAGTACAGCACGTCAAACTTCAACTCGGACTTGTTCAATTGGGGGTCCATGACACACACTCTCTTTCTCCGTGACAGCCGGAGAAGCCTCCTTGTTCCAAAACCGTGCAACCTCCGTGAAGCGGTCGATACACCGCTCCGTGGCTAACTATACGCCATCATTGCCGCTCGCGGACACAAGGCGCAGCGTAGGCATTCTGATACCCTCGCGCCATGAGCGATTCATTCAAGGACGGGGATGTGGTCCAGCTCAAGTCGGGTGGCCCACTGATGACGATCAAAGAGCCGCACGATCCAGGAACCTTTATTTGCGAATGGTTCGAAGGCGCCAAGAAGCAGCAGTCCGTCTTCAAGGGCACCTCGCTAGAGAAAGTGGACGACAAGTAGTCAAGGACCGTGCCGCAGGCATGCGACACGATTTTCAAAACCGGCCACTACCGAACGGGAAGGTGCGCCCATGACCGACGCAATCCGCCCTCCCGCTCGCCTCGTCGCCCCGGACGAGCCCCGTCCGACCCTCGAAGCCGTCCAGGCGCTCGCGCAGATCGCGCGCATCCTAGGCCGACTCTCCGAGCCCGACCAGCAGCGCGTGATGGCGGCGCTCGGGGAGTTGCGGTGAACCGCTCCGATCCCCTCCACTCCTGGGACGGGACGGCCCCTCCCGAGGAGCCCGATCCGGTGCCGGCCACTCAGCCCGAGCCATCCCCCGTCGTCTACCACCGCGTGACTCTCCGCTCCCCCACCCACGCTTGGACGCACGTCATCCAAGACATCTGGCCGCTGCTGGCCGAGGCGGAGGCGAACGGGTGGAGCTGGAGCGTAAAGTAGCGCCCCGCCGTCTACCTGCCATGCCCACCAGGCGCCAGAGTCCGCAGCCGCATCGCTCACCGATGCCTCCGCTACCGCCACCGTGGCCGCTTCCGTCCCAGCGTCAGACGCCACGTCAGGCGCC